AAAGCAGGAGATACGCCAGCAGCACAGGACTTGTATGGCAAGTATCAAGCAGCTATTAAAAACATTGGTGAAGCTAATAAGACTGCTGCTGAGGCAGATGCAAAGCTAGCTGAAGCACAATCTAATCGTTATGGTATTTCCGCTGAAGGCAGGAAGCAAGAGCTTGCAAAGACTGGTAACTTTACTACAGAAAGTATTAATAACTTCGTAGCTGGTAAAGGTGACTTAGTACGTATTGATAAACTTGCTAAACCTACTTCTGCTTTTATTGCCAAGGCTGTTGAGCTGGGCTTTGGTGATAACGCTGAGTATGGTCAGTATACTAAAGAGCAAGTTGCAAGGATCAACGCTGCTTTGTTAGACGAAGACATTAAACAGAAGGCTGCTGGTAAGCCTGTCATTAATAATGTTCTTCCGGGTGTGAAAGAAGCTGGTGATGTCACAGGTTTACGTAAAGATATACAAGCAGTTACTAAGCCTTACCAAGACCAATCTGACGCAGCCAATGACGCTATTGATTTTGCAAACTTAGCACTTAAAAGTAATAACTTTGCTGCTGTTTCTAGCCTATCTCGTAACCTTGCTAAGGCATCAGGAGAAGTACAGTTAAGTGCTAAAGACGTTCAAGCTTACGGTATTGATCCTTCTTTAATTGGACGCATTTCAGACACTGTTGCGACTTTAGCAAGCGGTACGCCTACTGTAGATACGTTGCGTAAATTAAAGAAGATTGCTGAAGTTCTTAAACAGAAGGCTGATGAGCGTCTTAATCTTGAAGAACAACAGTTAAGAGATACTGCAAAAGCATCTGAACTGTTTACAGACAAACAGATTGAGGTTGTCTTTCGTCGTAGGCCGGGAAACTTAAAAACTGACTTTACTTCTGTTGCAGATGCTGAAGCTGCTAAGTTACCTAAAGGTACAAAAATCACAATCAATGGCCGACAAGCCGTGGTGGAGTAATAATGCCTATTAAATTTCTTGATGAAGATGTACAACAGCCAAGCTCTATTCGCTTTTTAGATGAGGCTCCGCCTGAACGTGAAGACCAAGTTAGCAAAATACCAACAGGAGGAACAGATGTAGCTCCTCCAGCAGTGCCTATGGCTTCTCCGACAGAGCGCATGTTTGCAAACACTCTTTCAGGTCTTGCTGCTGTTCCTGCATTGGGCCTTGCTGCTAGAGGTGTTCAACTGGCATCAAGAGGCAGTCGTGCTGCTCCTTATGCTAACGCTGCTGCTAATTTATTTGTCCCTAAATCAGGCGCTGACCTTGCCCGTCAAACTGCCATTAGCGCAGGCACTGCTGTAGGTGCTGGTGAGATAGGCCAAGCAGTTGCTGAAAAAGCAGGTGAAGATTATCGCTTGCCTGCTGAAATAGTAGGTGGTTTAGGTCTTGCCTTACCTGCAAATTCTATGTTAACAGCAGCAGAACTTGGCATTAAAGGGGTCGTTAATCGAGCCACTGGTAAAGAGTTCTTTGACTTTGGAACACAAGCAGCTACCACCTATGGAGCAGCCAGAGCAGAGGCACGGCTACGCACAGCAATGCAGTCAAATCCTGACTTACCTGCTGATTTAGCTAGGGCTACAGAAATTGAGAAGATGACTGGAGTTAATTTACCTATTACTGCTGCCTCTAAAGGAGACACCACTATAACGGGTCTACTTGCTTCGCAGACATCACGAGGTGAAAACGCTGCCTTCACTGCTGTAATTAAGCAGCAAGAGAAAGATGCACTAACTGCAATTAAAGAAGCTCAGAAGCAACTCGCGGGTGATCCTAAAAATGTAGCCCTTGTCGCAGAAGTTGAAGCTAAAAAAATAGCTTATGAGAATACTAAGCGTGAGACTGCTTACGCAATGAAGCAGGCAAACATTGATCGTCAACTAGGAGGCATTGAAGGTCGTATTCAAGAGTTAACTTCTGATAGTTTAATGGTATCGGCAGGTAAAGAGGATGTTGGTAATCGTGTTACTAACTTACTGAAATCACGTGAATCAGTTTTACGGGAAGAGTTTAAGCCTCTTTATGCAGATGTTTTAGACGGTGCTTCTAAACAAGGTATTCAAATGGAATCCCCAGTGGTGGCTAGTTTGTGGAACTTCGTTAAACAACGTCAATCAGAAGATGTGTTCAATAAATTCCCTGCTCTTGATTCTGCTATTAAGCGAGTCTTAGCCCCTACTAAAACCCCTGTAAGCAGTTCTTTTGCAACTAAGTATCCTAACTTGGTTAAATCTGCTGAGGGAACATTTAAGCCAATGGATGTTAATTCTATTGACTCTTTGAAGCGAGGCATCAACAGGGCTATTGGAGATACTCAAGACAAAGACCAGCTTCGTATGTTGTACGAGTTAAAGAATCGTTTTGATGAGGCTTTAACATCTTTGCCTGAAGACTTTGTTACGTCTTACAAAGGCTTAGACAAGCAGTACGCTGAGAAGTTAGGAATCTTTAGCGAAGCAGGCATAGTATCAGTAGACCGTGCTAGGTTTGTGGAGTCTACAGTTCCATTACTTACCAGCAAGCCTTCAGCAATTCGTCAGATTCTTACTGCTACTAACAATTCTCCAGAAGCTCTTAAGATCATTGAAGATGCTTTCTTGATGAAGATTAGTCAAACAAACGGTATTGTTAACAATAACACAATGTCTGTGAACCCTGCTGCTTTACAGTCTTTCCTGAGAAAGAATAGTGAATCTATAGATCAAGTTCCCGGCTTACGTGATCGTTTAGAAGGATTGTCTTCTAATGTTGATACCTTACTTAGCAATCGTGAGCGTCTGTTGGACATGCAAAAGAAAGCTGCTGTAGCTAAGATTGAAAATGTATGGTCTAGGGCATATGGTCAGACAGGAGGCTTTGAAGGTTTTGTTAAGAGGTCTTTAAATAACCCTGAAGAGCTAAAACAATTAATGACTGCTGCTGGTACAGATGCCACTCTACAGCGTGGTCTTAAGTCAGTAGTTCTTGACCTTGGTTTAAATTCTCCAAATAAGATTAAATTCTTTGATGACAATAAGCAGGCAATAGACGCTCTGTTTGGTAAAGATCACTCAGAGAATGTAAAGGCCTTGCTGGAGGCTTCTGATCGTCTGGCTAAGAATCCTGTGATGGCTAACATCAATCAGTCCTTGACTCAGGTAACTAAGTTTGAAGCAATGACAGGCTCTGATCCAGCTAAGACTGCTTCTTTACTTCGTCAGCAAGTGCAGAGTACTTTCTATAAGGTCTCTACCCTCTTGAGTAAGTACTTACAGAATAAATCTGTGAAGTCTGAGAATACCGAGATTCAAGAATTCCTAAGTAATGGTAAGAATGTTAGGGACATGGCAGCAGCTATGAAAGCATTAGAAACAGGAACTAAGGGAGGACTTGAAAAGGCTAAACAACTTGGAGGTAAGCTGTTGAGTAACGCATCTACTGCTGCTCTGATTGGCGCTTCTGCTCCTGCACGGATCATTGAACGTGGAGAAGTGTCTAACCAAGAAGAAGAGGAAATGCAGTGACCTACAACTTCGGCTTAACCAGTAAGGCTAAACTTTCAAGTGTCCATAAAGACCTTCAGAAAGTGTTTTACGCAGCTATTACCAATTCTCCTTATGATTTCTCTATCACTGAAGGCATAAGGTCATACGCTAGGCAGAAGGAGTTAGTGGCTGCTGGTAAGTCTAAGACTTTGAACAGTAGACACCTCTCAGGCCATGCTATTGACTTCTGTATCCTCATAGACGGTAAAGCATCTTGGGACTTACCTAAGTACAAAGAGGTAACTACACACATCAAAGCAATTGCTAAGGAACTTAACATTCCAATTACTTGTGGTGTAGACTGGAAAGGCTTTGTCGATGGCCCTCACGTAGAGCTAGATAGGAGTATTTACAAATGAGTTTACTGTCTTTCCTCCCAATCGTGGGAGATGTCTTAGATAAGATCATCCCTGACCCTAAAGCACAAGCTGAGGCTAAGGTAAAACTTATGGAGTTAGCTCAGAAGGGTGAGTTTGCAGAGATGAACGCTAGGGCAGACATTATCAAGGCTGAGGCATCGTCTGAGAGTTGGCTTGCACAGTCTTGGAGGCCCATCATGATGCTAACCTTTGGTGCTCTCATCGTAGCTAGGTGGCTTGGTTATGCTGCTCCAGGAATTTCACAAGAGGAGATTCTCAAGCTATGGGACATTGTTGAACTAGGCTTAGGGGGCTACGTCATTGGGCGTAGTGTTGAGAAGATCGTACCGTCTATTACAGATGCGTTTAAAAAGTAAAGGAAACTATCATGCCAGTTAATAAACCAATGATGAAAAGTATGAAAGAGTCATACGGTAAGAAGAAGGGTGAGTCAGTGTATTACGCTGTAGAAGCAAAGCAGAAGAAAGCTATGCCTATGCGTGGTGAGCGTACTGCAAAGAACAAAGCTAAGAAGATGAAGTGATTACCAGTGATGAACGATACCTGCAACAATGCATATATTAGTAACTAAGTAAATAAAGACTATCACAGCCCTTACTATAAACACTTTGTCTGCTATGGTATCATTCTCATGTGCTTTATCACCTAGAGCCTTTTTAAGTATGTACAAATAGTTCATATATTCTTCTTTCATTTAACTAAAAGCCCCTTGAGCATTACGTTCAAGGGGCTTTTAGTTACTGCTTAACTATCTAGCACATCAGAAACGAGATAGTTAGAATCCCCAGATGAAGATAGATTACAGTAGTCTCTTCATCATCTACGTTTTCCTTTTCGTCCATCATATGAACTACGTCAGTCTCTAACCCAAACACTAGACCTGCTTTAAACTCTGTGTGGACAACCATGTTATCTCCCTTTTTTGAATTGTTTATCAATGTCTGACATTGCCACCAGAGGATTATCTGTAATAAGTTCTTCCTCAAATGCAACTACAAACTCTTTTGTAAGCCCTGATCTGACGATCTCATCCCTTGTAAAGTTAACAAACGATGTATCTTCAATCTCATACTTCTGTACTAACAACTGTAGATATGTAAGACCATCCATACCATTCTTAACGTCTGTCTGTGTGCCACTATTGTCACCACAGAAGATCATCTGAGAGCCTTCACCAACTCTGGTCACTAGAGCCTGTACTTCAGGGATGAACAAAGACTGTGCTTCGTCAACAATGATGATGCTGTCTTGCCAACTCCTTCCTCGGATAGTCTCAAGAGAACAAATCTCGATAGTCTTATTCTTGATATGTATCTCTGTAGAAGCCTTACCTAGATAGTCCTCAAAGTAGTCAATCATCTGCTGATAGAAGGGTATCAGTTTCTCGTCTAGTGTTCCGGGCAAGAAACCAATACTACGTCCTGCTAAAGGCTGGTAAGCCCTAATTAGAACAATCTTCTTTACATCATTAAAGTGTAGCTTCTTAGCTGCGTGCCAACAGGCTAAGAGAGTCTTACCAGTTCCTGCTGAACCCTGAGCAACCACTAGAGTGCTGTACTTCAATGCCTCTAGTAGTTGACTCTGTTTAGGGTTCATAGGCAACAAAGGAGGAAAATGCTGCCTAGCGAACTTCTCTTTCTTGATGAGCATATCTTGTGTCTTTTGTGCTCGTTTCATACGTCCTCCTTGTGCTTCATTCATCGAATTGGACAAGCACCAGTAGCACACTCAGAGTCATCAAGACCAATGGTAGCCTCATCTACGTGGTTGATAGGCGTTGTAGAAGCAACAAGAGCGTCATACTGTTCTTTGGTAATCTCTTCCAAAGGAGCCTGCTTGAAGCCATGCTCGCTGTGAAGCAAGAATGACAGACTCTTATGATTGTTCTTGTAGTTCTTCTTCAGGTATGCACGAATCTCAGAAAGTTCTTCCTTGCGATAGTACACAGTGCAGCTAACGCTGTTGTCACTCCAGACCTCTTGCAGCCACTTAACTGTTTCCAGTTGAGTGATAGCTGTCATGTCAGAAGCCAACACTGCATTGTCAGGATGACGGAAAGGGAATGAAACTACAACAGTGCTGTGGTCAGTAGAGCCATCAAAGTTCTGCTGATACTCCACTGGATAGCCATGGTCACGGCAGACCTGCACAAGTGAATGGTTAGCACTGATGCGGATACGTCGAATCATGTATCGAGCATAAGCAGGATGACAACCTGGAGTAACACCAGGAAGCAATGACAATGTTCCAGAAGGCTTAATAGTAGTCAGCTTTACAGACTTATTAAAACCATGTTCTTCAGAGTAAGCATCATCGTATGCACGGATTTGCTTGTAAGCATCGCTGAGCCATCCTTGTTGTTCCTTAGTAGACTGAAGAACACCAGTGATGCCAATGCCCATACGCATGTTCTCATGGACGATAGCTTCAGTTTCCTTCAAGTGACAAGGCAGAGCAAGGCTGTGCTTGTTGATTCGATAGAGCAGCTTAGAAACGTCAACGAATTCTTCATACGAAGTTACGTTAGGCAAGTAAATCTCAGCAAGGCAGCAAGTCTCTTTGTCAGCAAGGGACTGCTCTGCACATGGGTTGTATCCTTGAACTTTAGGATCAGGATATTGTGTCTCACCCAAGCGACCAATCTTGCGTGACAGTTTAAGGTTAATCAAACCGTAAGGCTCACCCTTGCCTTCGTAGCCATCCCAGAAGTATTCATGCAAGTCACCAATGTCATTACACACAACTGAGTTGTTAGACATTGAACGCCACGAAGGAATGTTACCCATGTCCCAACGCTTAGCAAGCAAGTACTCAATGTCATCAGGATCACCAATGGCAATCTGAGCACTGCGACGTACGTTACCTGCAACGACAACAGCACCAATGATGTTCATCATGTCAAGAGCATCAATGGGACGAATCTTCTTACCTGCTCGTTGCTCAAGAATCTTACCGATTTGGTTGATACCCCATACCAAGTCCTCTGGTCCTGATGCAGTGCCACCAAAGCCTTTGATAGGAGCACCCTTGGAGCGGATCAAAGCAGTTGAGTAAGTGAACGTCTGCTTGCCGCTATCATGGGCTAGGAAAGCAGCTTTAAGCGTCTTGCCAAGGAGAGCAACCCAGCCTTCCCTGCTGTCAGGAACAATAAAATCAGCATCGTTAGCATCACTACGCACAGGGCACTTAAAATCCAAATTGACTGGAGGAATCTTGTCAACATTTTCTTTCTGAATGTTAAAGCCAACACCAGCGCCAAGCATGAGCAAGTCCATAGCCCAGGTAAAAGGCTCAACTGGTTTGTTGATTACAGTAAAGGCACAGTTCTGGAGACTTGCAAGACCAAGTTTGTTAACAGTGTCTGTACCAAGCTGCCAAAGGAAACGTCCTGCTACAGTGCCCTTCAACTCCAAGAGATACTTACGGAGACGTTCACTTTCAGCATCTGTGAAGCCAACTCCAAGTTGTTCATTGGATGCTTTAACGATACGGTTTACAGTGTCAGAGAATTCCTCTGTAGGACTATTGATATTCTTCTCATCCAAGCGACGGGCATAGGTGCGCTTGTAAGTGATATACCCAATAGAACTCCAAGGTGTAGTGATAGTCATTCTTCTAATTCCTTCTTTAGTCGATCTTGTTGTTCTTCAATAATGTCTGATAGGTTCTGCACTAGAGTCTCTGAGTCAACACCCAGAAGATCAAGTAAAGTAATCTCATCAAGCAACGCTAACTTCTCTTTAAGTTCAATGAATGTAATCTCAGTTGATTCATTCATGATACGCTTCAATCATCTCATCTAAATAATACCTAGCTTTCTTTAAGTCTTCTACACCATTCTTGTCCATGAAGCGCATAAGGTACTGCATTAGTTGAACGTAGTCAGAGATGAACAAAGCCTCTGCTGGTGATCCTTGATCGTAAATCTTATCTACTAACAACTTCAACACATCACGAACTTCAAGACCCTCTTGTAACATATAGTGCTTAGGGCGATCTACAACATCGTTAACAGGTTCTTCATCAATGAAAGCAGCCATGGGTACATATTTATCTAGCCTTGGACTACAACTATTACAAGGTGCTCTAGTAATATCTGTTTCAACGTAAAAGCAAGTTAAACAACTTTTATTCTTATTATCATTCACTGTTATATTTCCTTTTCAAGTAATCCATACTAAGCAGTAGTTCATCAAACTGACCATCTTTAACTTCATTCAAGATAACTAAGCCTCTCCAATGAGTATTACTAAGTTGATCCATATAGTCTTCATCGTGTAAATAAAAACTACCTGTAATTATACTACATATAGATTTACCATCTGCTCTCTTGCCATACGCTATTTGTTTTCCTTGCTGGTGTCCAGCGACACACGACATGTGTAGTTTGCTAATGATCGCAGAGGGCGTTGCAGCAGGACGACCCATAGCGCCCACAGGCCAATAATGACAAAACCCAACACCATTAATAAATACAGGATGCAAGAAATCATGAACATCCCAATCTTTGCCATACTCTAAGTCCTTTACGCTAATCAGTCCTTCAAGCATTGGATTGTTGTTCACTGCCCTGTTGATCCTGTTCTCATGGTTCCCTAGAGTCAAGATCATCTTAGGCTTGTAAACCTTTTCCTTGTTCCTCTTCTGCTTCTCTTGAAGATCACGTAGAGGCTTCAGGAGGATAGTCATTGCATACTTGGCTATCTCAATGTCTGATGTGTACCGTTTCCCTTCAAAGTACTTACTACCTACTTTGTCATGGGTACTAAGACTGGGCATATCTGCAAAGTCTCCTAGATTGACAATGATGTCTGGTCTGTAGTCCACCATTGCCTCTCCAGCCCATAACAGGTGTGTCAGTGGTACGTCTTCACGTACTTGACAGTCTGGTATGACCAATATACGCATCAGAGGTGCTCAGAAGGAACTGCATACCAGTTATGTACACGCTTGATTGATCGACGCATCTTAGCAAGCTTCTTAGACTCCTCAATAGGGTCCCAAGAGTAGATAGCAAACTCTCCTTCTTCACGATTAAGAAGTTCAAAGTAAAGCTGCTTAAGGGCTTCACAAACGATGGTGTCTTTCATTTCTTCATCAAGTTCAATGTTCATTTTACAAGTACCTTCCATGATTCAGGGAATTTCTCTGCAACTAGGTCAGAGATCATTTTAGCAACTTCTTGAGTTTCTTTCTGTGTGTGGCTGTCTAGGCGTAGATTACAAACCCTAGCAAACGCATAAAGACTACCGCTCCAAATCCACTCAGTCATCATATTCTGAGGTAGAACCATTCTGGACTGCTCAGCACAGATACCGTTGTCGATCATGTTCTTGTACATGAAGAACAACTGCTTAGTGTGGTACTCAGCAGCGTCTTGCCACTCCTCAGTACAGTACACAGGCTCTTCGCTACTGCCTTGCTTGACGTTAGCAGCCTTCTTACGCCAGTAGTCAGGCATGTAGAACTCTGGATCACTGTCTACGTAGCGCCTACTTACCTCGTTCCATGCTAGGCCTACCTGATGCTTTACCAACTGCCTAGCTACGAAGATTGGAGCCTTTATACGAAATGATAGAAAAACGTGGCTAAAAGGACTCCAGTGATTATGGTCAGCAAGATATTTGAGTAATTTGGCATCTTTATCTCCTAGTTCAGTTGCTACTTTGTTGAAACTTACTCTTGCAGCGTTGACGACATTAACATCGCCACCCATGCAATCTACAAGTTCAACACTCTGATTAACTACCTTCATCGCTTCACTCATCAATCCACTCCTTAGGGATCATTTTCCAAATACCTTACTGCTTCTTTTAATATTTTTATATTTTCTTTCATCAACCCTATACCAGTATTACACGCATGACACAAAAGTCCTCTTACTTTGCCAGTTGCGTGATTATGGTCTATGTGAAATGATCCCCATCTTCCTTTGCTTTCTGTTGTTCTACAAATAGCGCATTTATGTCCTTGAGAAGCAAATAAAAAATCAATATATTTTGAATCAACTTTATATTTATGCTTTATAAAATATTCTCTGTTTTCTTCTGGAGAGATTGGGTTTTTAGGTTTAATCCAGCTTTTACAAACTTTACAAATAGACTGTACACCTCTGGGTCTTCCATTTCTTTTATGGAATTCTGATTTATTTTTAATTTCTTTACATTTACTACATTGTTTTTCTTCCATGTTATTCCCTTATCCATTCATCAGGTATGCTTTTATCTGAAAATTTAAAACCATGTTTGATACACCAATCTGCATACGTTGTAGTGCTTGCTTTAGAAATTCTCTGTTTTGAATTACTAAACACAAACCTAATGTCTAACTCTGGGTGTTGCTCTTTAACAAATAAATGTTTCTGTCTATCAGCTACTACGAACCTTCCTTTGGACTCTATGATGATTCCATTCTCAAGAACAAAGTCAGGTGTGTACTTAGCTTTCCTAGCAGGTTTGATGTAGTTGATTACAACTTCTTCGTACCTGTAAGGAACCCCATCAGCTTTTAACTTAGCTGCAATAGTGTCTTCTAAACCACTCCTAAAGCCGTGCTTTAAAGCAACCTGCCTAACACTTAAGGGCTTACGTTTACGTCCTTTATTGGAGGTTGCCATAGCTGATTCTCCTTCCTTTGCAGCCAGAGAAGCTGTGCGTTCTCTATCAATCTGTCTTGTATTTCTTCGTGTTCTCTGTAGGCTTTACAACATGCTTCGTATAGTTCAATTTCGGATGTGCATCCCTGTAGGATTTTGCCAGCTTTAACTGGTCCGATACCACGCAAGCCAAGTATATTGTCAACGCGATCCCCAACGAGTACCTGAGTATAAAAATTAACAAGCCCCTGAAGCTCGTCAATATAATATCGTTCATTCTTGACTGGGTTATAGTGCCAACCTTTGAGTTGATCCAAGTCTTTGTCAACATGAACAATCCAGTAATTACCTTTGCAGGACTCGATAGCGACAGCATCATCAGCTTCATTGTTAGAGGTTACAAGAGCACCTAGACGCTCTAGATGATCCCTTAACGCTTGGTAGTGAGGGGGCTTCTCAACATCCTTACGATTACCTTTGTATGGCGCTGTTACAGCAACTTCGTAGCGATAATTACCTTTACCTGTGATCCAGGCTTTGTAGTCATCAGCTTCCAAGTTCATGTACACAATGTCTGTAAGGTACTCTGTAAGCCTGTTTTTGGCTGCTGACTCCGTTGCTTCTTTGTCTCCAAAGGAAACTCTGTACACAAGGAAGTCAGCATCCAAGAGAGCCACGCTAGGCTGTACGTCCTTACATGACTGCTCTGGTTGTTCCATTACAGAACATCTTTATCATCATCATCACCTTCAGAAGCAACTTCACCATCTGCTACGTAGGTCTTGACTTCAGTAACGATCAGCTTCTTGATCGAAGGGGCTGCTCCATGCATTGCTGACATCTTGTGACGATAGCTGGCAACAAGAGCTACAACCTTGGAACCATTACCAATGTCTTCAATGTCTACTTTGTGGCCTTCCTTGGTGACTGGCTCAAAGACGTAAAGAGACTTACCAACGATGTACTTACCCATCCCTTCCTTCTCTTTGATCTTGATGCCAATAGCCTTGAGTGCCTCTGCTGCTGCGTCAGAGAGCATACCAATGGTACATTCGTACTTCTTATTCTCCTCGTTAAATTTAGTATTGAATTCGTTCATCCACTTAGACCAGAACAATTCACCATTTACTTTAACAGGTTTAAGATCACTCATTTATATTTCCTTTTGTGTATACGTGTGTATAAATTGTTATATCTTGGTGCGAGAGAAGGGACTTGAACCCTTACGCCATAAGCGAGAGATTTTAAGTCTCTTGTGTCTACCAATTTCACCACTCTCGCGTATCTAACTTAGTGAAACTTATTTCCAGATTCTAAACTGCTTTCTAACTCATCTATCAGTTCCTCCATTAAAGTTCTAAGAATATCAATCAAGTCAATGATTAGGATGTCTCCCTTGATCTTAACTTCAAAACTATCCTCAAAGATGTCAACTGTCACTGATCGGTCAGTGGGTTTCTCTCCAGTTTCTTCCATACTTGTATTCTCCATCTAAGGGACACCTAAGTTTAAAGTGAACACCTGCTTCTACAATGCTCTGCTTTGCTGCTTCACCAACTATAACAGCAAACTCCTCTTTTGTCTCTATTTGCATCTCATCATGAACATTAGCAACTAACTTAACAGGCCACTTGTTTGCTTTAACCTTGTCGTAGAAGATGCACAAAGCCTTCTTCATCACGATAGCACCAGCACTTTGAAGCAGACTATTCAGGGCTGCATGTTCTGATCTGACCCAGACTTTTCTTCCATCGAGTCCTGGGACGTATCCTTTGGTTCCATAGATTGAAACTTTTTCAAGGAGTTTTTGTAGAGCTGGAGTCTTAGAGAGAAATTCTTTTCTAAGTTTCGCACCCTCTTTTGTCGAGCCACCGACAATGCTACCAATCTTTGCATCTCCTGCTCCGTATAGGAATCCGTAGATAAAAGTTTTTGCAATATCTCTACTTGGCAGGCCTGCAGCTTTCTGATTGATCGTATGCACATCTGTTCCATCCTTGGAGCTTCCTTCACAGACGGTCTTGACATAGTTCTTATCCTTCATGTAATGAGCCAGCATCCTAAGTTCTAGTCCACTGGCATCTACACCTACTAGAACATTACCTTCTTCAACAGTCCAGCACTCCCTACACTCAACTCCGTACACAGAGCCTGCATTGGGTATCTGTGCCATGTTAGGGTTTGAGTGTGTCATGCGGCCTGTCACAGCACCGTTGGAGATCACCTTACCGTGTACCCTTCCATCACTCTCACAAGCCTCTAGCCACGATGTGATCTGGGCTATACGTTTCTGATAGAGGAGGTAGTCAACGATCACCTTAGCCTCTGGGATGTCTACCTTTGACAGTACGCCCTCATCAACTATGGGCTGTCCAGTTTCTGTGAACGTATCTGGCTTCCATCCTAGCTCTATCAGCTTTTCTCCAATCTGCTTCCTTGATCCCGGATTGAAAGTAACAGTGGAAGCTTTGAGAGTCTTTCCTGTTTTCTCTGAGATTCTTTCAACTTCGTAAGGAGGCCATCGAAGCTGCATTGCCTCATATATGCT